CTGCAGGTGCCGGATAGAACCAGATTCGCCCCTGACACTGACAGCGACAGCCCTGTCGGCAGCGAGCCAGACGCAACGGCAGGCGACGAATAAGTGCCACTGCCGCCGGTAATCGGAATCGTCTGGCTGTAGGAAACGCCGTCATAGAGCGGCGCTGCAAACGTCCCGGCGGCCAGCGAAACGGAAACGATGACAGTCTGCGCAGACGTCAGATTCTGGCCATCGCCGGAATCGATCGAAACGGTGAACCCGCCGGAGTAACCCGTCGGCGTGCCGCTCAGGCGGAGATATTTCGAGCCGGACACGGTCACGATCGACAGTGCCAGGCCGGTCGGCAGTGTTCCAGACGCAATGCCGGTGCCGCCATGCAGCGTATACGTTCCATCGCCGCCGCCGAGCAGCAGATCGCTCTGATAGCTCACGCCAGGCGCCGCCGGCGACGTGAACGATCCGGTAAGCGTTAGGGCAGGATCGATAGTGATCGACTGCGAATGCGCCGCAGTCACGACCGTGCCGTCGAATTCGTGCGCGTCGACTGCCGCTGTGATGCTTGGCGTGCCGGCCGTCGTAGGAGCGCCGGACATGCGCAGTTTCTTGACACCTAAAACGGTGACTACCGAAAGGCTAAGCCCTGCGATGCTGCCCGACGTGAACCGCGGATTGCTGTAAACACCATCGCCGCCGGTGATCGTGATGTCGGACGAGTAGGCCCCGCCGACCCAGCCAATGGAAGCAAAAGAACCGGTCAGCGTGATGACCGGATAGCGAACGTCGGCGCTGTCGGGGTAGCCGGCCGACGTGTTGGCGAACGAATCCGTCACGACGATCGTCCAGGAATAATGCCCGACCGTCGTCGATGCGCGCGTGATCACGCCTGTAGCGGGCGCGATCGTCCAGCCTGGCGGCAGCGCGCCGCTGCCCACCGCGTAGTTTGTGAACACGCCAGAACCGCCGCTGACGCCATACGAAAACGTATCGGGCGCATCGTCGGTTCGCGTATCCGGTGCGGCGCCGGTCAGCGTGATCGGCAGAACCTGTACGCTCAGCACGAAACTTCGCGACACAGGATTGCGATCGGCATCGAGCCCGTTCAGCGTGATCGGATACGTGCCCGGCGCGGTCGATGTTCCGGTGAATGTACAGGTGCCGTTGCCGTTGTCGCCGAACGTGATGCCGGCCGGCAGCGCGCCGACCGGCGTCGAAAACGTGAGAATGCCCACGCCGCCGAATTGTCCAAGCGTCGCGGTATAGGCCACGCCGTAAATGATAGCGGGCAGCACGCCGGTGATCTGCAGCTCGGCGCCGATCGCAGCGATAAGGTTCAGGCGGCCGCGCATCAGCTAACCCTCGCCAGGCGCTGCCGGTCTATGCGATCGCTCAGCGCCTGAATGGTCGCTTTCAGCCCGACCAGGACGTCGGCGACGTCGTCGATGCTCGCGCTGACGGCCTTGCCGTTGCCGTCGACGGCGTCTGCCACGCGCCCGATCTGCTTGCCTGGATCCGTGTCGCCGGCGCCGGTGCCGCCGCTCGCCGGCGGTGCCGTCGGCAGCGGCGTCGACGTCGCAGGCTGCGGTGCGGCGATCAGTGGCGCGCGCGCTGTGCGGCCGCCTGGCTTGCCGCCATCGTCGACGACGGCCTGCGACGTTCCGGTCTGCGCCGACTGCAGATCGCCGATCGAATACGGCAGCGGCTCGCCGCGGTACTGTGCCAGGATGTCGGCCAGCAGTTCATTCGTATACTTCGTGTTGTTCGACGTGCTGATCGCGGCCAGCGTCTGCTGCTCGATAACGTCGAACTGTTTCTGCAGGCCGGCAGCGTCGGTGCCCAGGTATTGCGCGAGCTGATCCGACGAGAAACCGTAACGCTTGGCCAGGTCGTCGAGCGATTCACCGCTGACCGCGCCGATCTGTCCAAGGTTCTGGATCAGTGCCGTCGCGTCGGCGAGCTTGCTGGCCGCATCCTGCTGTTGTTTCGCGGCGTCGATCTGTGCCTGCAGCGCGACGACCTGCTGCACGTTTTGCGCGCCACCGGCGGCCACGGTGTTGAGCTTTTCCTGCAGCCGGTCGATCGACGAACCGAACAGTTTGTCGACGCGCTGCTGCGTGTCGGCCTCGAGCTTGGCGAATGCCGCGGCGCCCTGGATCACGTTCGCCTGGATGATCGTCGTCAGGTCGTCGATCGACGCGCCCGACATTCCGGCGGCCTTGGCCAGATCGTTAGCCTGCGCGATGTTGTCGGCCAGCGTGCCGCCTAGCGCCTTCATCGACGTCTGGAATTCGGTCAGCGGGTTGATCGCATCGCGGAACGATTGGATATAGGCATCATACTTCTGCTGCGCCTGGCCGAGCACGTCGGCCGTCGTGCCCAGGTCGGCATTGACGATCGCGATCGCATTGCCGAACTGCAGCCACTTGACCACATCCTCGGCGCTCAGCGAATCAAACACGCTGGTGAAAGTCTCGCGGAATTGCGCCATCGACTGCGTCGGATCCTGGCCGATGTCGGCGCCGAGTTTCGACGCGGCGAGCTGGTCGGCTTTCAGCTTGTTCGCTGCGCGCTCGCTGTCGGTGAAATACGCGTTGTAATAGGCGTTCCATAGCGATGACAGGTTTTGCACGCCGCCGGCGGCCGTTGCCATGTCGTCGGAAAACTGCACGAACTCGGCGCCGGCCTTGCTGGTCGTCAGGCCGAGCGTCGTCAGCGTTGCAGTCACGGTTTGCGTTTCGGTCTGCAGGCGCACGTATGTTTGCGCCAGCGTTTCGTTCGAGCCCTGCAGCTTTTGCGTGATGTCGACGACGGCCTGCAGCGACGTGTCATCGCCCAGCAGGCTTTGACCGTGAACGATGTCAGCCGTCGCCAGGCCGAGCAGCTGCGCGCCATCCATCAGCGCGGTCGCGCTCTTGCGCCACTGCTCGGCGATCGTTTCGGCATCCTTGCCGATGTCGCTGTGCGAAATCGTCGCGATGATCTGCTCGGCCGCGGCGCGCGTCTGCTGCAGCTCGGCGGTCGCCTCGGTGTAGGTCTTGCCGTTGACGTCGACCTGGTATTCGGTCGACGTGACGTTGCCTTTTTTGTCGAACTTCTGGATGGTTTTCAGCGATTCGGCGATCAGGTTCGGCGTTTCGATGCCTATGCTGTCGGCCACGCCCTTGATCAGCTGCGTGTAACTGTCCTGGAGCTGGCTGGCGGCGTCGACCATTTCCGGCGACGCGGCCGTCGTCTTGTCGCGATACTTCTTTCCGCCGAACAATGCCGACTGTTTCGACTGCTGCAGCTGCACGTCGGCGCTCGAGCCATCCGGCCCGATGTTCAGCGCGCTGGTCGCGCCGATCGTCTGGTAGGACGTGCCGAACAGCTTGCCGCCGCTGAACTTGTCGACCAGCATCGCGGCGATCGCGATCCAGCCGAAGACCGGGATCGCGCCCAGGCCCGCGGTGATGCCGCCAGCGAACGCTGTGCTGGCCGCTGTGCCCAGCGCGTAGGTTCCATAACCGTACGCCGCCGCGCCGGCGATGCCGCCCAGGCCGCCGCCGGCGGCGTTGTATTCGTTGTAACCGGCATAGACGCCGCCGGCGATCGACAGGCCGGTGCCGAGCGCGCTGGGCCCGGCCGGGTTGGTGCCGTAGTTGGCGGTCGCGTTGAAACCCTGATCGATGCCCTGCGTCGCCGCGCCGGTGACGTTGTATTCGCCGCCGTAGTTCAGGAACTGCGTGCCTGGTCCGGTGAAATCGCCGAGCGTTCCGCCGGCGGCCGCCGCGGATCCAGCGCCGCCGCCGAACAGGTTGCCGATCGAACCCAGGATGCTGCTGCCGCCACCGCTGCCGCCGCCGAACAGGTTCAGCAGGCCGGACAGTCCCGACGCCTGGCCGCCGGCGCTGCCGGCGACGCTGCCGGACGTGGCCAGGTTCAAGATGCCGCCGAACATCTGATTAAGAAACGGATTGACGACCGACAGGGTGAAGATCTGCGCGATGATCGACGCCACCATCTGCTTGACGATGCCGAGCACGTCGCTGCTGAACTGTTTCCAGCTCTTGACCTGGCCGGTGAACAGCTTGCCGGTTTCCTGCGCGATGCTCTGCCCGGCGGTCACGTATACATTTACGTAATCGTTGACCGCGCCCTCGGCCGCCTTCTGCGCCGCCGCCACGTCCTCGATCGCCTGGCGCGTGCTGATGTAGCTCGGCAGCTGATCGTCGAGCGCCTGCTGCAGCTCCTTTTCATCCTTGATGTAGTTGCCGAAAAAGTCATAGTGCGACTTCATCAAGTCGTCGTATTTCTGCAGCCCTGCAGTGACGGCGGCCTGCTGGCTCGGCAGCACGTCCCACAGCGCGATTTGATTGCGCAGGTCGTTGTTCGACTGCGTCATCAGGTCGTGCTGCTCGCGGATCTGCTGATTGGTCCGTTCGTAGCTGTCGCGCGCTTGTTCCAGGTCGTAGCCGAGCCGCTGCAGCAGCTCGTCGTTTGCCTTGCCGGCGACCGACGCGTCGATCCACGTTTTAGTGATGAAATCGACCTGCTGCTGGTACTGCTTCAGGTTCTGCAGGTAGGGCCCAGCCAGGCCGCTGCTCCACTGGTTTTCCAGGTCGGTCAGCTTTTGCAGATCGTTCGAATACGCGACCAGCGCGGCCTGCTCGGCGCGGTGCTGGCGCGCGGTGTTCGCGAGCGCATCCTGCAGGCGCTTCAATGCAGCGGCTTGTGCGTCGGCCTTGTTCTTCGCGTCATTGGAAACGCTGTTCGATTCGGCCGTCGTCTTGTTGCTGTCGGCTAGGCTCTTGTCGTATTTCTCGAGCGCCGCCGACACGTCGGCCGTCGCGCCGGTGATGCCGGCATAGGCGCCGGCGGCGGCCGTCTTGATACCGGTCCAGCCCTTGGCCACGTCATCCTGCGACTGCTTCATCGTCGCGGTCGCGGCCTTGAAATCGCCGCTGGCCAACTGGCCGAGTGCCTTGGCACTAAGGCCCAGGCTGTTGACCGTCGCGCCGGCCAGATCCTTGATGCTGCCCAGGATGTCGAGCCCGGAATACAGCACCGTAAACAGAACCTTGAACCCGCCGGTGACGATGATCACGGCGCGGCCCAGCCCTTCCATGAATCCGCGCAGCAGCGTCGATTCGCTGCCGACCTTGTTCGCCCCCTCGCCGGTATCGGTCAGCGTGTCGGCCAGCGCCAGCAGCGTCGGCACCGTGGCGCTGGCGACGCTGGTCGCGAATCCGCTGATGCGGCCGCGCAGGTCGTCGATGCGGTCTGCCAGCTCATGCGCGGCCGCGGCAGTCTTTCCGCTCAGTTGCTCGCCGGTCGCCGCGGCGGCTGCCTCGACGCCGGCCAGGCCGCTCTGCGCGAGCTCGTGCAGCGTTCCGGTCAATTCTTTCGACGAACTGCCGAGCAGCTGCTGCGACAGGCGCGATTTCAGCGCACCGTCGGGCAGCTTGTCGAGCGCGACGGCGACCTCCTGCAGCAGCGACAGCGTCGGTTTGATCGCGCCGCTGGTGTCCTTGACCGAAATTCCGAGCGCGGCGAATGCGGAGCTGTACTGCTTCGCCGTCTGACCGACGCCGGACGCGGCGCGCACGGCCGATTCATTGAGCGAATCCAGGCCCCCGATCACGGCGTCAAGGTCGCCGCCGTTGCGGCGAGCAGTCGCGCCCAGGGAACTTAGCGCCTCGACCGTGACGCCGATGCGCTGCGATGCCAGATAGGTTTTGTCGGCGAGCTCGACCGAATGCGCGACCAGGGTGCCGAACGCGATGGCGGCAATGCCGACACCTTCGCCGATACGCTTGCCGATTTCGGCGCCGGTTTTTCCCGCGTCCTCGAGATCCTTGCCGGTTTCCTTGGCCTGGTCGCTCGAGCGTTTCATTTTCACGCCGAGCGCGTCGAATGCCGCGCCGAGTTTTTGCGTATCCGCTGCTGACGCGTTCAACGTGCCGGTTAACTGGCCGTTCTCGCCTTTCAGGATAATCGTCAGCACCTGGTCGGTCACGCGTGCGGATCCTCTATGTGTTCAACAACGGCAGCGCGATCGATTCCATGAATCGCACGCCCTCGAGCACCTGCGCGCGCTGGTCGCGATCGATGCCGAGTAGATCGGCCACGCTCGCGACTTCCTGCGCCTCAATTCCTACATAAAACAGGTGCGTGCCATCCGGGCTTTGAACTGCCTCGCGCTGCCAGCGGCAGGCGATGAACACGCGCACAGCGTTACTGTTTACCGGGTATACAAAAACGTCCTCGACTTCGTCATCGTCCTGGTCGTCATCCTCGTATGACGCCTGGCGCATCGCCTCGAGCTGGTCGGGATCCACGTTCTGGAACTCGGCCAGCTCGGCGGCGTATTCGTCAACCTCATCGTTATGGCTTCCTTGCGGCCTGTCGTCTTTCAGCCACGCGCGGCACGCTTCCTCGAGATTGGATCGACATAGCGTTCGGCTCGCGTGGCTTTGAAAAAAGCAGCGGCTGCTGCGTTGACGCACTCCGGTGATTTCTTCACGAACTCCAGCGCCTCATCGGCCGGCAGCGGCTCGCTCGGCGACCTGCCGATGCCCGACACGCCGACCAGCACCTCGTCAATCAGCTCGCGGTGCGTCACGTCGTCGTTCACCATGCGGTCGACTTCGGCCGGATCCTTGCGCTTGAACTCGGCCATGAAATCGCCCTGCTTGACGCCGCCGCCCTTCTGCGCGAACTGCACCAGCACTTTGACCTCGAACGTCGGTTGTGTTGCGTCGTCGACATTTAGCATTTTCGTTTCGCTCCCTTGCCTTGGTTTTCGGCTTGGTTAGTGGAATGCGCCAGGCGTTGCCGCCTGGCGCGGTTGTCGATCACGTGCAAGTGATCGTGTAGTCGGGTTCAGTGCCGTCCTCGGATGCCACCAGCGGACCGGACACCTGCAGGCAGTTGACGCCCTGCACCTGGGTGCGGCTCACCTTCGTGATCTGCGACTGCGGCGACTCGACCGTGACGATGTTGCCGGCCACGATGCCATGCACGAACGACAGCGCGCCGGCCGCTTCGCCGATGATGTCGGCGAAAAAGTCATGCGTGGCGATCGGCGTTTCCTCGAACGTCGCCTGAAACGTCGCAGCGCGGTCGGTGATCTGTACCGATTCTTCCTCGCTGTGCTCGTAATACTCGACCTTCTGACCGAAATCGATGGTCATATTGAACAGGCCCACGACCTGACCGGCCAGGCTGCAGGACACGGTCGTCGCACGGAACGGCACCGGCTTGATCCATGCCGTATAAACCGGCGTGATGGCGCTCGCCGTGATCGGCGCGGTGTATAGACCCATGAACGAATATTCCCACCAGGGATATCCTTTCGAGTCCACCGTCAGTTTTTTGCCGCCGCGGCAATACTTGACTTTGTGCAGCGTCGAATCGGCTTTCACGTACATCGTCAGCGACGGCGGATCATCGTCGAGCGGCGTATAGGCGGCACTCGTCACGGCGACCAGCGTTTCCGTCTCGCCGCATGCCTTGTCGAGAATGCCCCAGGCCGGCGCCGTGCCGGCCGTGCCGGATCCGGCTACCGGCACCTTGAACGTGACCAGCACGTGCCGGCCGATCAGCGTGCCCAGGTTGCTGCCGAATACCTGTTTGTCCAGCTGCAGGTCGAGCGCGGTCGCCTCGAGCGGGCTGATGGTCAGGTCGCGCGTCTGGATTGCATTCGCGGCGCCGGTCGGAACGGGATCCAGGCCGTGCGTTACCTCGAGCTTCGCCAGCAGCAGCTTTTTGCGGAAATAGAGCTTTGCCATTTTCGTGAACTCCCAAGAGCGCCGGCGCGGTGACCTTTAGGCGGGAACGTTGATTGCGGGTTTACTTTTTCGCTGTCGGGTTCGGCAGTTCGCCGAGCTCGATCGCACGTGCCTTTTTCCACGGCGACCGCTCGACGGCCGGCGTGCCGACCGGGAAATCCTTCGCCGGGCTCGGCGCGGTCACTTTCACCGCAGGCCGCAGCGTGCTCGGCATCATCGTCGCGGTCGCCTTCGCGGCCGCAGGCGCACCTGCGGCCGCGCCTGGCGTTGCCGGCGGCGTCGAATTGTTGGGGTCGTTGTTCATGGCACTGATCCTCAATTGAACAGGCGCAAGCGCCAGCGCGTGTAAACGGTGCAATAAGGCGCGACCAGCTGGCCGCTCAGCTCCGAGCGCAGCAGCAGCAGGTCGAGCAGCGGGTCGGATCCGATCGCGGCGTCGGCGACGGCCTCGAGCTCGGCGAGCATCGCGAACTCGGCCGCCTCGACCGCTGCGCCGTCGGATCCTTCCGGCAGCTGGCCGCGGCCGATCACGATGAACTCGAACTGGCCGAGCTCCGTCTGCGATGGCGCGTCGACGCCGTTGTGATAGTCGCTGTGTTCGTACGGATAACCGCGCACGCCGTCGGCGATCACGATGAAAATGCCGGCCTGCAGATCTGCAGCCTGATGCTGGTCCAGGTCGACCAGGGTGCGCGTCACGATGCGGGTCGTCGCCACAGCCTGAATCGCTGCGACCATCGCGTCGAGCGCCGCGTTATAGCTGCCGCTCATGACGGCGCCGCCAGCGCCTGCGCCACGCTGGCGCGGCACAGCTCGTTCAGGCGATCGACTTTCGATTCGAACGTCGGGCCCCAGAAATTTGCGGCCGGGATGCCATGCTGCGCGATGCGCAGACGGATCAGCTTGGCCAGGTTGCGCTCGCTCATGCGCGGATTGTTCGGCGTGATCCGCTTGGCGCGGATCCAGGCGATGGTTTCCTCGAGCGGCGGCCGGCCGCCTGGGCCGGTGCCTTCGTCGACGAAAACGCCGTGCTTGGCGTTCGCCGTGACGTCGTACTCGAGCGGCGACTCGGATTTGCGACCGAACAGCACGCTGTTCGTCAGCATCGTGCGGAACTTCGGCGCCGCAATCTTTTCGGCGTCGGCGATTTCGTTCGCGCCTCGAGCGAACGCACGGTCGAGCGCGGCCAGGATAACGGCAGGTTTCGCCGCCAGAGCCTTGGCGATTTCCTGCGCGTTGTGCGTCAGCTCGAAAAACTCGGCCATTTAGGCGGCCGCCTTGTATTCGGCGAGCAGCTTTTCATACAGCGCCGCCGGCTGCATGTTCGACGGAACCGCACCGGCGCCGGCCGACCGCAGGCTGACCGGCTTGTGAATGTTGCGCATCGTCATTTCGCGCATCGCCTCGACCTGCGCGCGCAGCAGCAGCAGGTTTTTGTCGGCGTCGGTCAGCGTGCTGGTTTCGGCGGCGTCGGTGACGGCATGCGCGGCCAGGTAAGTGAACGTGAACGCCGAACCGAAAACGCGGACCTGCGCCGCATTCGGCGCCGGCATCAGCAGCAGAAAACCGTCGCCCAGAAACACACCAGGCAGCGGGCCGATCGGCAGATTCCACTGCTGCAGCGGCTCGCCGAACGCATCGCAGCCGGTGTTCCAGGTCGTCGTGCGCGGCATGACCAGGTCGTCGGGCACGTCGTCATAGCGGCCCTGGCCGGCGACGACGGCCAGCGTGCCGATGCGCACCAGCGGCCGCTTGCCATCGCTGCTCAGCGCGCGCGCCGCGATCTGCAGGTGTCGCGTCAGATTTTCGGTCAAGGTTGGCGCCGTCGTATCCGTGCCGAACACGGCCGCCGCATCGTTCAGCGATGCGGTGTAGTCCGGCAGCAGGTCGGCGGCGACCAGGCCCATCGTCAGCCCTTGCCACCAGCGGCAGCGGCAGCAGCAGCGGCAGCGGCCGCGGCGGCAGGATCCGGCGCAGCGGCGCGGTGAATGCGCTCGGCGGCGATGCCTTCCAGCACGCCCTTGCGCTGCTTGCCGGAATTTTCGGCGGCCTCGAGCTCGAGCAGCTGCTCGTCAGTCAGGCCCGGCAGGCCGGCGACGATCGTTCCGACATTCTGCGCGGCCAGTTCGGCGACCGTGTCGGCCGGCTTGCCTTCCGTGTCGTCGGTCTGCACGGCATCTTTCGGCCACAGATGCTCGGGCACGTCGCGCGCATCGAACTCGACGGCGCAGCCCGGCGTGATGACCCGGCCGACCAGGTGCATATTGTTCGGCCCCGGATTGTATACACTTATCTTTTTCATGGTTTTGTTTCGCCTTTGCCTTGGTTGACATTCGGGCGCGCCGACACCGGCGCGCCCGTTTCAGTCAGGCTTTGCAGCTCGACCCGATCAGGTGCCGCGGGCGCCAGTGACGCTGTAGGCCAGCACGCTGGAATAGCGGGCGCGCAACGGTGCCGGCACCAGCAGCGACGCATATTCCTCGCCGTAGCTACCCTTTTTGCCCAGGAACTTGCCGCTCGAGTTGACGCGCTCGACCGGCTCGCCCATGGCGAACGCTTTCGCGACCGTGTACCAGAAGTTGGCGCGGTCGCCGATCAGGATGCGTTCGTCGCCCAGGTAGATGCCCGGCGCGTTGGTCGAATAGGCGCCGATCGCCTTGATCGGTTCCAGGTCGCCGCTCGCGCTGACGTTGGAATCGTTGCGCTTGCCGAACGCCGTGAACTGCTCGGCATCGGTCGCCATGTTGTGCAGCACGGCCGACATCAGCAGGAAATTCGGCGAAACGAACCGATTGCGCAGCGCGGCATTCCGATTGCCGATGCCCTGAATGATCTTGTTCATCTGCTGTTCGTAGGTCAGGCCGCTGGCGATGTCGGTGTCGACCTTCACGACGTTGGTCGTGTAGTCGTAACCGCACGTCACGGTGCCCGCCGGCGCCGTCGCAGCGCCGAGCTCGGTCACGACCTGGAACAGGCCCAGGTTATAGCTCAGCACCTTGTAATAGCGGGCTGCAGCCTGCGTGCCGGTGCCGTCGTATTCCGCCAGAACCGTGGCGCCGTCCTTGAACGTGATCGGATTCTCGACGCTGCCGATCGCCGTGCCCTGCAGGTCGCGCGCCTGGTAGGGCTGAACTACCGGGAAATTCGCCACCTTGTAACCGTTCGTGGCGCCGGAATAGGCCGTAGTCGCACCGCCGGCGGCGACGGTCGTCACCGCGTACGAATCGGAATCGCGCTGCATGCGGTTCGCGATATCGGTTGCGACCAGCTCGCGCATGTACTGTGCATTGCTGGCGATGTTGCGGGCCCACGCGTCCCAATTCACCGCGCGATTGTTCTGGCTGAACCAGATCGCTTCATTGGTGATTTCCAGCGCGAGCTTGCGCTGATTGATATACGCGAACGCCGACAACATCGAAACGCCGGCCTGCTGGATCGCGCCGCCTTCCGGCGTGATGCCGCCACCGGTGACCGATGCGACGTCGCGGGTTTCGTAAAAAATCGTATGCGTGGCCGACTGCGTCGGATCCATGTTCGCGTTGACCAGCTCCATGATTTTCAGATCCTGGTAGATCTGTGCGATGACCTCGCGCTGGTAGCTGGCCGGGATCGTGGCCGCGTTGCCGATGTTGACGACGCCGCCGGCGAGCAGCTTCGCCTCTTCATGCAGGCGCTGCGCGTTGACGCGATCGAACTCGGCCAGAACCTTGGCGACGAACCGGCTTTCCTTGCCGTCCTCGATAAACCGCAGCTGGCCGCTTTCGGACTGCGACGTCTGACGCAGGCCGGTGCGGATGTCCATCGACATCTTTTTGATCGCGTTGCCTTCGTCGATCGTGATGTGCGGCGTGCCGGCGCGGGCAAAGCCCAGGCCCGACAGCTGGCGCGCGGCCTCGAGCTCGTTGCCCTGCGCGATCTGGAACGTGGCCAACTGCCGGACCTGGTCGTCGCTCATGTCGGCGGTGATCAGGTCGCTGGCCTTTTTCAGCTGCGTGCGGGTGCCTTCGCTCAGGCCCTTGGCGGCGTCGATCGCGCCGGTGAAGATAAGCACGCGCGCGGCCTTGGTTTCGGCCAGCGTGCGCGCAGCGGCGGCGGCCTGCGTCTGCTGCTCGGCGAGCACGCGGCGAACGTCCTCGGCCGACAGGCCAGCAGCGGGCTGCGCCAGGGTGATCGTGATCGGCGCATTCGGCGACGCGGCGACCTGTTCGGAAAGCGTTTTCGCGGTCGTCATCAGCGACGCGATCAGCGCGGTGTGCGCGCCATCGTCCTCGCCGAGATTCTTGGCGGCCGTCGTATAGGCGCCGGTGATCGCGTCGATGACCTTCTGCGAATAGCCGGCATCAGCCAGCTGCTTTTTCAGTTTGTCGAGCCAGTTCATGGTGTATTTCTCCAGGGATTCGGACAGTTGTCGGATCAGTTCCGGGTGCAAGAACACCTGGGTGGTAGTTGTTGCGTGCTCGGCCAGGACGACCGGGTCTAGCCTCTTGATGACAGGCCGCACCGTCAGCCCGGCGCCCAGAAGCACCGGCCCATGCGACGCGCCCTGTTCGTTGTCGACGTAGTCGTCGACAAATTCGGCGGACAGATATTTGAAACCTCGGGTTTTCACCGCTTCGACGCCGTACGGCGTGAATTCGACGTCGGCGCGCAGGCGATTGCCCTCGACTTGCAGGCGCTTGATCTGCGCCGCGGCGCCAGCGCCTGGGTCATGGTTCACGTCGATGAAAATGTCGGTGCCGACAGTGCCCGCGTCGAAATTGCGAACCATCGCCAGCAGCATTTCGCGCGTGATGTCGAACGTGCCATAGCGCGGATCGGTGAACCGACCGGTGCGCGTTATCGTGACGGTTTTCTGCGTCGCGCCCTCGCCGAGCGCGATGCCGTCGAGTCCGCAGACGAACCGCATCGTGCGGCTGTCACCGTCGGCCAGCTTGAAAATCCGTGCAATGCGCATCGTTCGTCGACCAGGTCAGAACCCTGGCCGACGTTATGCGCCGCTTACCGGCGCTGCAACGGGAAAGGATGCGCCAGCGACGGCCGCGTCGTCAGGCGTCGGCGGCGGCCTTGCTGGCCTTGGCCTGGTCGCGGCGGATCCGCTCGAGCGAGCGCAGCTCGATTTCCGGCACGGTCAGCGTTTCAGCGCGGAACTTCGCCACGGTCAGCACGCCGTTCGCAAAATTCCACGTGTATACATTGCAGGAAAACGTTCCGCCGTAACCGTTTTTCAATGTCCGCGCCGGCGATGAATCCGGCTCGCCGAACTTCTGTCGAAACGCATCGACGACCGCGGTCACGTCGGGCCGCGGCGAACTTGCCGACATAGGCTTGATCGACGACGCCGTCATGAAACGAAACATTGAACGTCGCCGCGGTGTCGGCGATCGTCGTCGACACCTGGCACAGCTCGGCGCTATGGCAGGCCGCGGCCGGGAACTGCGCGGTGAACTCGGCGCGCGTCATGCCGATGCGCAGGCCCTTTACCTCGAGCTCGGCGCGGTCCTTGGCCGGAACGGCAGCGGCGGCCAGCGCGAACGCGGCCGTGAACATGATCGACAGCGGGTGATAGCGGGTAGTCATGGCGCGCATCCTAGCGTGCCGGCGTCGCCTTTGGAACCGGCGGCGGTGTGAAGATAACCGGCACCTTCACCATCGTTTTGCAGCGCGGGCACTTCGCCTCGCTGCCGTTCGCGCCGATCAGGATCACGCGACTGGTCAATACATTGCCGTCCAGGATCCGCTTGTCGCAGCGCGGGCACAAGATGGCCTCGCAGTTGGTTTTGACGCTGATCAGCGGCGGCGCGGTCATGTGCCGATGCCCAGGCGCGGCGCGATGTCGCGCCAGGGTTTGCGCAGGTCGCCGAGCTCGAGCTGGCCGGCGCGGAACGCTTCGCCCTTTTTCGCGCCGGCTAGAACCGCATCCTGCACGTCGGGCGCCTGGTCGCCAAGCCAATCGGCCCAGGTCTGCGCGCCATCGATGTCGGCCTGGCTGACCTGGTCGGCGAATACCGTCGTCAGGAATGACAGCGTGTTCGGATGCGCTGGCCAGGGTGATTGATCCTTCGGGTAGACGCCGGCGCCGAGCCCGTACAGGTTCGCGCGGGCATACATATCGCAGATGTCGGTTTTTGGATGCGCCGGCGACAGGTTGAATTTCACGCCGGCGAAATCCGGGTGCTGCGATGCCGAGCTCGCATAGCTTTGCGTGTAGGCCCGATTCATTTCGGTGCGCAGCACGCGCTCGAGATTATAGCCAGGGTCGCCGGCGGCATCCGGGTTCGTCAGCAGATCCAGCGCCACGCGGCCGAGCGTGCTGGCGCTGCCGGCAGCGATTCCGCTCGCGAGCTCGGCCGGGACAGGCAGACCCTGCGCAATGTATTCGCGCGCCGCCTGCGCCGCGGTCTGGCCGCGCAGGATGCCGTTTTGTATCGCCTGGCTGATTGCATCCGACGTCTGCCGGCTGACGCGCCAGATGCGCGCCGACAGGTTCAGCCCATCGGCACCGCGGAAATCGCGCACGAATTGCAGCACGTCGGTCACCAGCGACGACTGCGGAACGATCGCGCCAGTCAGCGGCAGGATGTCGGCGCCGACGACCGCGGCGACGTTCAGGCTTTCGTCGATCAGCGTGCCGTATCGCTGCAGGAACGCCTGCAGGCGGCCGCCGAGATAGGCGCGGATGCTCGGGATCTGCGCCGCGTTCACCGTGCCGTCGGGTCCAGCATAGCGGCGCACCTGGTCGGCGATGTCATTGGCCAGTGCGGCGATCAGGTCGCGCAGCTTGGCGGCCTGTTCGTCGAGCCGCTTCTGCGCGATCGACCTGGCGGCGATCGTCGCCGAGTTGATTTCTGCGG